GCGTTAAAGAGGAATTAAAAAACGCTGTTAATAAAGTTAAAAAAGTAAGTTAATAAATAAACAAATCAACGGGCAACATCTTTAATTTTTTCAAGGGTTATCAAAGTAAAATTTGATAGCCCTTTTTTTTTACTCCAATTAAACCTAGTGATTAACAAATGATTGCTTGTTAATACAAATTTATAAAAGCTAAAGACCCATACAACCCGACAACCACTTAGAGAACTCTAGGGAATACCCTAGCGACACCCTTGCGACACTTATAGATGCTTTTGTTTTTTTACAGATAGCCCTTGATTTACTATAGGGACACGCAGGGGACACGGGTACCCCCTATATACATACATATACCATTACCAGAAAATATCCAAAGCCTATGTAAACCACCATTGGGCCATATTTCAGGGAAGTATATTCTATAAAATCTCCCGACAATATCCCTAGTATACCCTAATAGGTACTTGTACGTTTATCCTTAGTATAGATATATAGGCCCCCCTGGGTGTCCCTAATAAGATTATACACCCTTTTATCAATTTTGTCTAGTGCAATACTGTCGCAGCCTAAATTATTTTAAAAAAACACTTGACAAAATTGTCTACAAGCACTATAATAGGAAGTATATATTATTCAAAGGACACACATACACCCACACAAGCCAGTAGGCAAACAGGGTCATCACGAATAATATAAAATTATGCTAGATCTAGACATAAACAAAGCAAAAAAACTTCCTTTTAAGGAAATAATGGAAATAATTAACGCTAATCATGGATTCTTCTATAACATCAACTCAAAAAAGAAACTTAACAGATATGCAAGAGAAGTTTCTAGACGTACTTTTCGGAGAAGCAAGAGGAAATCCTAGAGAAGCGGCTAGGATAGCTGGGTATTCAGACCATAGCTACCCTAAAGTAGTTAGAAATCTCAAAAAAGAGATAACAGAATTAGCAGAAAACCACTTATCCACGCATTCTGCAAAAGCAGCTACTCGGTTAACAGACCTACTAGACGAAGACGGGACTACGCCACACTCTAACATTCGTCTAGCAGCTGCTAATTCAATCTTGGATAGAGTGGGTATAACAAAAAAAGATCAACTAGATGTAAATATGAAAGCATTGCATGGCATATTCATATTACCAGCTAAAGATGGAACCGATAAAGATCAAGAGAAAAGCTAGAACGATTCCATTTGGTTTTAAACAGTCAGAAGATCCAGATTATTTAGAACCTATCAAGTCAGAATTAGAAGCTCTGAACCAAGCAAGAGAATATACAAAGACTTGTTCATTCAGAGAGACGGCTAAATGGCTACATAGAAAAACAGGAAGATATATATCGCATGTCGGACTTAGAAAAAGACTCGCAAGAAATAGCACCACCGAAACCGAAGAAGATAGTACAGCAAAAAGCCAAGAAGTCAGTAAAACAGATTCTAGCTCGCACACGTAAGAAAGTTGCAAAGGCAGAACAATCACTACGTTCTGCTAAAATGTCTGCAGAAAATACAAAAAGAAAACTGTTAACTATTGATAAAGCATTAACAGGAAAAGAGACACAACTTCTTACAGAGGATATAATCGAGAGTGCTCCAAAAAATGTTAAAGAGCACATAAATCAGCAAGAAGTTATCTTCAAGCCTAATGGTGGCCCACAGACACAGTTTCTTGCAGCTTCAGAACGAGAAGTATTTTATGGTGGAGCAAGAGGTGGTGGTAAATCCTATGCGATGCTAGTAGATCCACTTCGATACTGTTCCAAGCCTCTACACAGAGCACTCCTCATAAGACGTACAATGCCTGAGTTAAGAGATTTAATTCAAAAGTCTCAACTATTATACTCAAAAGCATTTCCAGGAGCAAAATGGAGAGAACAAGAAAAAGAGTGGAGATTTCCCTCAGGGGCAAAGATAGAATTTGGTTACGCAGAGAACATGACAGACGTTTTACGTTACCAAGGTCAATCATACACATGGATAGGAATAGACGAACTTCCTCAATATCCTTCGCCCGACATATATAATTTTTTAAGATCTTCTTTAAGATCGGTTGATAAAGATATACCAGTATACTTAAGAGCTACAGGTAACCCAGGTAATGTTGGATCACAATGGGTAAAAGAAATGTTTGTAGATCCTGCTGAACCTAATACAGCTTTTGATGTAGGAATAGATACGCCTAATGGAACGAAGTACATTACTCGTAGATTTATTCCTGCTAAGTTACAAGATAATCCTTATCTAATGCAAACTGATGATTATTACATCATGCTTGCATCTTTACCTGAAGCACAACGTAAACAGTTTTTAGAAGGAGATTGGGATGCTTATGAAGACTCAGCTTTTCCAGAATTTAGTAAAACAACTCACGTGGTTGAACCTTTTGAAATACCTAAAAACTGGTATAGGTTTCGTGCTGCTGATTGGGGCTACAGTTCTCCTGCTTGTGTTTTATGGATTGCTGTGGATTATGACAACAATCTGTGGATTTATAGAGAACTATATACTTCCAAAGTTACAGCGGATATTTTCGCAAGACAAGTTTTGGATTTAGAACAAAGCGAATATATTCAATACGGAGTACTAGATTCAAGCACATGGGCTAAAAGAGGTGATGTGGGCCCAAGTATTGCAGAGACAATGATACAACAAGGTTGTCGTTGGAGACCCTCAGATAGATCTCCTAAAAGTAGAATTAATGGTAAGTTAGAAGTTCATAAAAGGTTAAGAGTAAACGATAAAGAACCTGGTATTAGAATTTTTAAAACATGTAAAAATTTAATTAGAACTTTAAGTACATTACCAACAGATAGTAAAAACCCCGAAGATGTGGATACGAATGCAGAAGATCACGCATACGATGCACTACGTTATGGATGTATGAGTAGACCTATGCATCCTAAATATGCTCAAAGGTTTAAGCCAATGTTTACACCTGACTTTAAACCAGCAGATAACAAATTCGGATATTAAATGGAATTACCTACACACAATTATTTTTTATGGGGGCCTTATCTAACTAAGATGAAAGTAGATGAGACTCTATGTGAAAAACTTTTAACTGATGGAAGAGAACTAAGAACATCTCATAGAAATCATTTAGCAGGAAAAATAGAAAAAGAATTTAAATACGATAATTTAAAATATTATCAAAAACAGTTTCAGCCTTATATTGATTCATGGATACATGGATGGTATAGGCAACTAGGTTCTCATGTTGCAGTTAAAGGTAAACTTGTTAGTTTATGGATTAACTTTCAAAAAGCAAAAGAACATAATCCAGTACATATACATCCAGGTGCTGATGTTTCATTTGCATTACATTTAAATGCACCATTAGAAATGATTGGTGAAAAACAAGAAACTACAGGTGTTGCACCAGGAAGATTATCTTTTCTGTATGGTGAAGAAAGAGCACATACAATAGCTGAAAGATCTTTTACTCCAGAAAAAAATGTTATGTTTATGTTTCCAGGAAACTTAAGACATTATGTAAGTTCATTTAATTCTGATGTAGAAAGAATATCTGTAGCAGGTAACGTAAAATTTGAACATGCCTCTAAATAAAAAAGGTAAAAAAATTAAATCATCTATGACAAAAAGATATGGCAAGAAAAAAGGTGAAGCCATATTTTATGCTATGGAGAACTCTGGTAAGTTAAAAAATGTCAAAAAGAAAACTTCCAGAGCTTAATAAAAAAATATTTCCTTACGATTTAATACTTGCGTATTGGGAAGATATCACATCTGAATGTTCATGGGTTGACATAAGTGATATAAAAAAATCGACAACTGCCATATGTTGCACAGTCGGTTGGTTAATAAAACAAGATGATAATGTGACTATATTGATGTCAGATTTTAATTTTGAAAACGATAAAGAAGTAAAGCAAGGTGGTGGACATACAACCATACCAACTAAAAATATATTAAAAATAAAAAAGTTAAAAATATAGGAGACAGCAATGGAAATGAAATTTGATCCAAAAGCTAAAGTTACTCAAGGTCAATTAAGTGATGCACCTGATGGCAAACAGCCAAACAGAGAATCGCAAAATATTGATTTTGAAAAACATGCACCTGGAAAATATAAATCTGCAAACTATTTAGCAGATAATGATGTACCTACTAAATCAGGTTCAGAGCATGTGCAAGATAGCTTATTCAGAATGGCAGACGAAAAAGATTACTAATGAGTCTTGGAGCTAAAAGTAATTATATACCTGTAGTATACGCAGGTACAAAAAAGAAAAATAAAAAGAAACCTAAAAAGAAAAAATATTCTAACAAAAAATAGGAGGGCAACCCATATGATGAAAAGATATAAACATGGAGAACTTGCACCTGATGTAGCTAAAAAACCAAATGAACCTATGCAAATAGATCCTAATTCAAAAGTAACTCAAGGATCTATGGCAGGTGATGGTAATGATGCAAAAGGTAAATCAAAATCAAAAGTTGATCCAGCAATCTTTAGAATGGCTGAAGAAAGAGATTACTAATTTAAATGGAAGAAGAAAATAAAAAAGAAGGCTACGAGTCTGAAGGTAATGCCTTAGTAGGACTAATACGTTCTAAATTTCAAGAAGCTGAAACATCTAAAATCTATGATGAAAAAAGATGGTTAAAAGCATATAGAAATTATAGAGGTATATATGGCCCTGAAATGGCATTTAGAGACAATGAAAAGTCTAGAGTATTTGTTAAAGTAACAAAGACTAAAGTACTTGCTTCATTCGGTCAGATTATTGAAGTTTTATTTTCTCAAGGTAAATTTCCACTAGGAGTTAATCCTACTTCTGTACCAGAAGGTATTGCAGAAAAAGCTCATTTAAAAAATCCACAAGAACAACAAATGCAACCACCTGAAGATATGGATGCATATGGTTTTCCTGGTGATGGCAAACAAATACCCCCTGGTGCAACTGCTACAGATTTAATGAGAAATCTAGCACAAGAGTATCAGAATTTAAATTTTGAAGAAGGCCCATCATATACAGGAAGTCCACAAATAGAACCTGCACGTATGGCTGCAGATGCTATGCAAAAACTAATACATGATCAATTAGAAGAAAGTAAAGCTATTACAATTTTAAGACATGTATTTTTTGAAATGGCATTATTAGGAACAGGAATTTTAAAAGGCCCATTTACAGATGCTAAGACTTATCACAGCTATGATACATCAGAAGATGACGAAGGTAATGTAACTAAAATACAAGTATCTAAAACAAAATCTATTCCATCTATTGAAGCTGTATCATGTTGGGATTTTTATCCAGACCCAAATGCTACAACTATAAATGATTGTGATTATGTAATTCAAAGACATTCATTTAATAAACAGCAGTTAGAAGATTTAATTGGTAAACCAATGTTTAATGAAGCTGCTATTCAAGAATGCTTAGAGATGGGGCCTAATTATCAAACAAGAGGATTTGAATCTTCATTGTATGATAGAGAAAATATTA